CATGTTCCAGTTGAAGCATTAGAATGATGATATGGCACACCATACAACGCAGGAAGTGCTGTAGGATTAGCAATACCATTAGTTACCAACTTATCGGTGGCGATAGCGCCAGCAATAGCAGGAGTAACGTCGATACTCTTATTCTCAACATCCCACTTCGTAATAACACCAGAACCGCGAAGTGTAACAAGAGTAGTATCAAATACCTGAACAGTCTGACCATGACGCATCAAACGTGCGCCAAAACCATCTGTTCCTAGTGTATAAGTATCAACACCAGCAGCAGTAGCTACAACGGAGATGACACCAATAACACCATCACCACATTGCATCATTTGAGCATCAAGTTGACGGCGCAACTCGTCTAACGCCGTTGCGGTTAGACGCCGAACTCCATTAGTTACAGCCTTACGCTCATCATCAGTAGACCATTCTGCCAACTTCGTGTATTCGATATTCTCACTAACGAATACAGCAGTAAGAACGGCCTTATCGAATGTCGGACCACCACCACGGCCCAAGTCTCCACCATTAGCATTAAAATACTGGAAACTTCCACCGGGATGAAGTTCCAAAGGAATACGCATCTGTCTGTTAGAGATTTTTTCTACATCACGCTTCTTGATATTAGCGTAGAACTTGTCATCTCTTTCAAACAGGACACGAATCTTTGGAATAACACGTTCCAATTCCAAACCTGCAACCTGTGATTCTACAACAGCCATATTAACTCCTAATCCGAATTAAGAAAGTCGAGAGTTCGCATTCCTTTTGGAATGTCCTCCGCCTTAGTAATTTTGCCACTTTTATGAGTAGTTATGGAACGTGGCTGTCCTACTGGTAATGGACCCTTATTAAGGGTCGTTTCTTCACCTTCATCTACACGCTTACCCAATCCCTTGAGAGCATCAATTCTGGCCTTTTTAATTACTGTAGGCAACAGTGTTTTAGCACGGGATAAGTAAGCTGATTTAATACGTTCAATTGATTCTCTATTAAAATTACTTTTGAATGCAGCTTCCCACAATTTATCTTTTAACGCTTGAAAACGTGTATCTCGACTTAACACGTTTTCAAGTGTTTCTAAAGCCTCACGAGATGCATTCTTACGAACATAATCAGTCATTGATTTCTTAGGATCAATATTTGCATCAATTGTATTACTAAGAGTATTATTAATTCGAGTATTCAAATCTCCCCTAGCAGATTCAAACTGTTGGGTTCTAAATGCCTGTTCTCTCTGTTCAAGTTCTTTACTTTTACCATCTGATTCAGGTTCATTCTTAGACAAATTAGTAGGAGGTTGAAAATCACTAGTTCCAAATACAAACTGGTTCAAAAGTTGTGCTGCTGATTGAAGAGCTTCATTACCACTACTTCTAGCTTCCTTAACCATAGCTACAATAGTATTCTTTGTAAGATTTCCAATTACATGAAAATATGCTGGTTCATCTACTTTTGCAAGAGTAATAAGATAATCATCTACAATCCTCGCAAATCCTTTAGGACTCTCAGATTTAATAGCCTTGAGAATAGTTTCTGTATTACCACCCATTACATCAGTTTCAAATCTATCCAAAACCTTTTTAGCTTCTACAGCTTCTCTAGCATCATCTAATGTTGGAAGTAATTCAGTAAACTGTTGTTCTCTATAATAAGCCTTTTCAAGATAAGGAAAATCTTTGAAAAGTTGAGGATACTTTGCAAGAATTTCTTTACGACGAACAGGAACTACAAGTTCTAATTGTTCATCTGTTGGAGGTTCTAATTCATTTTCAAGTTCTTCTAATTCATCTACTTCTTCATCTACTTTATCTTTATCTTCATCTGTCTTTTCGTCTTTATCATCCTCAACAGGAAGAACTTTACCAGACTTAGGTTTAGGTTCTAAATCAATAATTTCCTTATCATCATCTCTATTAAGAAAATCAATTGTTTCTTCGTGACCCTTATCATCCGTTGGAATAACTACACTTGTATCACTGTTGGGGATTGACATTCTGTTCTCCTTGTATGGGCGCTTCCTGTTGTCCTACTAAATTGGGCTTTTCTGGATTAGGTGCGCCACCCTGTCCAGGTGCCATCTGTGGTTGCATACTCATTTGCATTTGCATATAATGAGCTTTACCATGTAGTAAAACATTACGATAACCCGGTTCATTATCTACTTTAGTTTGTCTACCAGCTTCACTAATTGCCCATTTACGACAAATTTCATATTCAATTTGATGATTATCAAACTGTGGGTCTATATCTACTGACGAAACTTCTGGATTCATTGGGTCGCCAGTAGGCATAGGTTCAGCATTTAGAAGTAATTTGATTTCATCATATTGTTTATTTCTATCATCCTCTCCAGGAACAAAGAAATCGGTTAAACCGATAGCCTGACGAATCATTGGTAGATTTTCAGGAGAACCAATTATCGCAAGAATTTCAGGATTAGCAGCAGTTAAAAGCTGCATAATCATATCTTTCTTTTGTGACCATGTGAGAGGAAGATTCTCAGCAGCATCTAATTCAATATTTCCAATCTTACCTTCAAGTTCAGCTTTTCGGATAAAGACATTAATGAAGTTTCCATCTTTATCCTGCTGAACATTCTTTTCATCTTCTTTAATTTCTTGAATATATGCAGGAATAACTTTACCAAAAATATCTTTCCACCACATAGTAAAGATTTTCCAAACATTTTGAAGTCTTTGTAAAGCTTGAGCACGAGACATACTATATTCAGAAGCAGTTCCACTACCTGCTTCCATTTGTCCACCAAATAATGAAGGTAAAGCACCTGATACTAATTGTGCCAAATTTTGAATATTAGTGGCAAAAGGCATAACTTCAGGCGACAAGTTAGCAGTCTTAACTTCATGAAAAGCATCATTAATAGATTTTCCCGTTTTAGGAATAGCTTCATAAATGCCTCCGGGAACAGACTCCATCTGTCGATAGGCATTAAAGTCTAGAACTCCGGGGTCAGCAAATGTCTGTCCAATTCCATGTTCAATAGTTTGAAGAGTTAATGATATAATATCATTAGTTATTTCTTGGATAGATACAAGCAACAACCCCAAAGGGTCGTGATGAAGATAATCAGACAGGGGATTATAAGTAAGAGTCCAAGAATCATCTAATCTCTCATTTTCAGCATCACCAAACTCATCATTAACAAGAGTTACTTTACAACCATTAGGATATAGTCCTTTAAGTCTCTTAACTTCATCTTCATCTTGTAAAACATTAAAAGCTGCTGGTCTAAGCCACGCAGAACGAATAGTAACATTATTAGTCGGATATGCTCCCTGATACTGTGGGGATAATCTTCCCCATTGTTCATAAGGGTCTTTAGTTCCTGTAGAAGTTGCAATCTTTCGAGCGCCCTCTTTACTGGAGAATGCACCATGTAAGTGTTCATACTTCTCAATTGCATTTGCATAATGAGTTTCATAACTTAGAATTAAATAAGGACAATCAGATTGTTTCCTCGCATAAATAGGAATTTTTACATACAATCCACCAAAACAATCCATCATAATACGAGTTTTGGGTTTATGTGTAACTCCTACAAGTCGAGTAACAATAAATGATTCATTCTTAATCTCTGGTTGAATTGTTTCTCCACAAGCAGGACACATTTCAATATCATAATCTTCAGGACTACGTTTTAAGACAGATGTAAATTCATCTTCTTGTTTCTGTTCCTGTTCATCCTCGTGTAATTCACCAAGTTCATGATTAACTTCTTTATCCTCAAGAGTATAACCACACTTAGGACAATTAACTAAATCATGTTCTTCAGTAACTTCTTCTTTCTTTTCTTCTGAATACATCCCAAAGTGTTCATTAGATTCAGGATAATTATAGCAAGCTACCATTCCCTCAGTGCAATAAATGAAAAGCGCGTGGAGCCAAAGAAGGGAAACATTATTATGTTTATAAACTAATTCTGCAATCTTATCGCCAGCTTTAGCTGTAGCTAAATCAAGCGTATTATCTGCGTCATCGGGAAAACACTTGATGGGAGGAACGACCACCGATAATGCTGCGATGATAGATTCCAAGTAAGCTCGGAATACATTAATGGGTTTATCATAGTATGATTGTTGAGTATCATCTGTTTGAACCTCATCCCATATCCGCCAATCATGTGCAACTTCACTATACCATGTTTTCTGGAAACCTTCCCAGAATAGTTTTAGTCTACGCCAGGTTCTAATCTGGCGCTCTCTAATAGACCTATCTTCACTATCGAAGTGAGTAACTACTTCTTTAAGAAGACGTTGAACTTCTTTATCTACTTCTTTATAAGCCATTTGAATCCAAATGATTAATAAAACAACTTATTCTTAAAAGGTTGAGTGGATAGATTTGGTCCTGCACCTGCATAAGCATTACGCAATCCACCCATACCAGTAGCACCCTGACCACCCATAGTTCCCATACTAATACCAGGAATACTAGCAGCATTAGGGTCTGTATATCCTGATGGAGCTACATCAATAGGCATATTCTGTGGAGGCATTGGTTCTAGTCCACCAGTTTGCATACCTCCCATTTGTGGACCCATCATTGGAGGAGGAATAAATCCTCCCTGTCCAAATGGAATACCACGACTAGGATTAGTAACACCAGTAATTTGTGGAGAAGGATTTCTCATTGGAACAGGAGGCATAGGCGTCATTGGTAAATTCTGTTGTGGAGACATCATTCCCATCATAGAATTAGATGGTCCTACATTAAGTCCTTGTCTAGGAGGTTGATTACTACCCCTCATAGGATTAGTATTCATAAGATTAGGTGGACGCACACCTACATTAGGCTGTTTACCAGCATTACCAACCATAGAACGATTAGGTCCGGTATTAATAGCCATTATACTACTCCAAACTTTCTCCTAAAACTAGCAGAAGGACCAGTTTCAATTTTCTCTTTTTTCTTAGATTCACTCTTCTCATGTTTCTTATTTTTATTAGATGTGGCGTAGAAGACTTGTTTACCTTTCTTCTCACCATATTCTTTTTTCATATTTTTCATGACTTTCTCACCACCACCACCAAAATATTTACTGAGTGGCATTGAATTTCTCCCTATTTATTTCAACCACATTTAACTCTTTTTCCAAATCCTCTGTTGAAACCTGATTAGGCTTAGGAGCATCTCTCATTAGTTTAGCTTTTTCTCTATCCTCGCGTTCCAACATCTGTTTACGCACACTCCAAGGAACATTTAATGGTCTAGTAGGTTCCCTGATTGGTTGTGCCACAGTTTCAACAGTAGGTGGTGTAAGTAATCTATCAAGGAGTCTATTCTTCTCATGATTAACACTCTCTAACTGTTGTTTAAGAGTTTCACAAGATGCACACACCTTTGAATCCTCGCGTTCATCTATACAATGTTCACAATGAGGATTAAAAAATCTATGTATCCAGTTACTCATAATGACCTCAACTTCAATTTATTACAAAACATTTCAAGATGAATAAAGAAATTACTACAATAAATTTTATGTTTTAGACTACAGTAAATTAATCTATGTCTAAAATATAAATGATTCATTACATCGACCTTCTATGAAATCGACTAACTACTTGAATAGGATGAGGATTAAATTCAACAGTTCGCATATTGCGATAATATGCTGTCCAATCCTGACCACCCTGTAGAACTCTAATTAATTCTTCTTGTTTTTGAATCTTTTCAAATTCTTTTGATGCTTCTGCAAAATATCTTTCCGCAGAATCACAAGCATATCTAACATCGTCGTAAGGGTCATCCCCATCAAATTCTGCAACATCTTCTGCTGGTTTATTATCTTTTGGTTTTGCGTATGAACATGCTCTAATTGCATCTATCATTTGAGGACAACAATTAGGATGTCCATCATGAATTAGTTTCTCACATCGAAAGATTTGAAATTTAGGAATATTAGTTTCAGGTTCATGTGCATTAAATAGTGAAAGATATGCTTTATAGTCAGGTAATCCCTTGTTCCTGAGTATCCACATAGCATATTCTTCACTATAGATTGGCAAATCTATTTGAGGAATAACTGGTTTTTGAGTCCATCTCAAATATTCATGTAGTAACATTTTACCTGCAATACGCGAACCCGGATTATTAGCACTTAATTCTATTGGTTTATCTAATGCTTCTTCAATTTGAGATTGAATAGTATGTTCTTGTCCTCTATCCTGTCCCGCGGACCTACAGAATTTAATAATTTTAGGTTCATCTCGTTCCATATCATCTTTTACAATTGGTGCCCATTCCTCAATCTTAGTCTTTAAGAAACTTCGTTCTCGATATAGATAAAGACGTTTAGAAGGTGATATTGCATAATAACCAATATAGGTCATCGCAGCAAATCCCCAATCACCTATAATCATTCTAGGCCACCATTTTGGAATTTCAAATGGTGGTATTACATGTAGTGCATTTTCTGGTTCATCTGGATAATGTCTATCTCTAAACTCGTCAAAAACTTGTCCCTGATAAGCATCCCAATCACCAAATTTACGTGCTTTACGTTCTGCCTCCGATGGTATTCCATCCAAACGAGCACTATACTCTGGGTCAGCATGAGGATTATCAACAACAGTAGAATGAACATAGAATCTCTTTACATTACCTTTACCAACTATAATTTTTCCACCTGCGGGACAGGGAATTACAAATCTCTTCTTTACAAATGTATGTCCCATTCCCCCAGGCATACCGGCTCCTCGAATAATTGCGGGCAACTCAGGGACTTTTGTTCTAACTCGTGTGAAACCAATATACAAATAAATATATTCAGTAAAAGAGGTAAGCTCATCTGGTGTAAAAAGATTGATTTCCATTGAATCATATTTGTGAACATCTGATTCTTCCTCACAATGTCCCAAAAATATCATGGCACCCGCATTAACCATTCCACTTCCAAATTGGTCGGGTCTTGGAAATGTCCAACACATATCAGTTTTATTAAATGATGCTCCAAACTTAGGATAAATTTCACGACTGCGAGGAACTATTTCAT